AGGCTGTCGGGACTTCGAGTCTCTCACGACGCACCATTTTTGAAAGTGTATATGAATTATAAACCATTGCGTAATAATGTATTAGTTATTGATACAGAGAAGCCAGAAGAAACTGAAAGCGGAATTTACTTAGGTAAAGCCAAAGCTGATAACAGTACAAAGACCGCAACAGTTCTCGCTGTCGGTCCAGATGTAACTGAGGTTAAAGTTGACGATGTCGTGTATATCGTTTGGTCAAATGCTAAAGTTGTTAAAGACGGTGACCAATATTTGGGCGTTATATCTGAAAACGATATTCTTGCAGTAGCAGAATAATATATCTGGCGGTAGTTCAATGGATAGAACAGTAGCCTTCTAAGCTATCAATCCAGGTTCGATTCCTGGTCGCCGGGCCATTATTTCTTGTCGTGAATTATATGTGCAACATCTTGCTTTATGCGAGCATCTTCGTGCATATAGTTTACAAATAATCCAGTTAGATAACCTCTTTGCCAAGCAAGTTCTTGTTGTGGCGAGTCAAACCGCCTTTGTTTAGAAGCGGACTTTAAGAGTAGTTCAACTTGATCTATACATTTTTCACACATACAATTATTTATTGGGGGTTAGTTAAATGGTATAACATCGGATTTTGATTCCGAGATCACAAGTTCGATTCTTGTACCCTCTGCCAATACCCGAGCATTTGACTCGGATACTAAAAGATGTTATAATAGTGTTTTAGGAGATAAAAATGAAACGCAAGATGATCGTCAAGCAACGTAACCGCTTCGTTGCATTGGCTTTATTCCGAAGAGCAGGTGAGCATCGCAAAAGCAACAAAGCATTGCGACGCCAAATTAATGCGAGTATAGCTCAGTTGGTAGAGCAGTAGACTTTTAATCTATTGGTCGTGGGTTCGAATCCCCCTACTCGTACCATATAAAAACACATTACACGCTTACCCCGAGGTGGTACCGGGATAGTAGTGACACTTAACAACCAGGGTGTTTTATAGTGTGTTTCTATATGATATCGATCCTTAACTCAATGGATTAGAGTGCCGGTCTTCGAAACCGGAGGTTGTGGGTTCGAGTCCTACAGGATCGGCCAGATTATGCAGATGTTAGTTTAGTGGTAAAACCTCGGGTTGTGATTCCGATATCAAGAGTTCAATTCTCTTACATCTGCCCAATGGGTTGGGATATTTCAATTGGTTAGAAACGGGGATGTATAAGCCGCGTAATGTGAGTTCGACTCTCACTCCCACCCACCAATTACACAGGAAGTGTGGTCGAGTGGTCTATGGCTCTAGTCTTGAAAACTAGCGTATCGAAAGGTACCGTGAGTTCGAATCTCACCGCTTCCGCCATAAATAATTTTTTTGAAGGGTTAGTTTATGTCAAATGAAGAGCAGCGTTTTAAACATAGCAAGCGTTTACTTAAAGAAGATAATGCAGTTATACGGCAAACAAAAATTGCTAAAGCATATGGCATTGAAGTAAAAGAGCCACATAAATTTGCCAAGCATCACGCTATGAATTGCGGTGATCCAAATTGTGTTATGTGTGCTAATCCAAGAAAAGTCTGGAAAGAAAAAACATTTCAAGAAAAGAAACTTGAACAAGACATGGATTGATTTTGGAGAGCGGGCAGGACGGTAATGCAGCAGATTGCTAATCTGTAGAGTGTGGTAACACGCTCACTGGGTTCGATTCCCAGGCTCTCCACCAAAAATAAAGTTTGATTACCGCAAAAAATTGTCAGTGATCTATATAAATATTATTGACAACAGGACTTAATCATGATATACAAACCAAAAAATTTAGATGATCCTTTTCTTCGACTAATTGAAGACGATCCTGTCCGCCCTGAGATTCCCGTAGATTTTCGTATCGCCGAAAACAGGGAAGTCTTAATACTCCTCAAAGATGAAAAGCCCCAAGCAGTTGTATGCGTTGCCTATATGGATAGCATACCTACTACTTGTGCGGAGCTTTTTTCTAAATCAGCCGAACCCGATACAGTTATATTCTACACCATATGGAGTTACACTCCTGGTGCTGGTCGCGATCTTATATTTAAAGCGAGAGAAAATATAATAAGTACACGACCAAGTATAAAGAGATTTGTTACTCTAAGCCCACCAACTGAAATGGCAAAACGATTTCATTTGAAAAATGGCGCTACAATTTTCCGTCAAAATATAGACACGGTAAATTACGAGTACGCATAAACATACCTCGGTAGTTTAACGGTAAAACGGCGGATTTATATCCCGTAAGCAACAGATAATTGGTTCATCCGAGTTCGATTCTCGGCCGAGGTACCAACGGTTCTATAGCATAATGGTAGTGCACCAGCTTCATACGCTGTCAAGTGTTAGTTCGACTCTAACTAGAACCACCAGCATTAAACGCTAGTTCTTGTAAACCGTAAGCATAGTCGTTTAGAATATCAAAAACAATATCACAAATTTCAATTCTACGAATAAAGCTAGAGTGTTCTTGTTTACGTTGTTCTATTTGTTTTTCAACAAACCGCAATAACAAGTTCTCATTATCAGTTTTAATCTTTAATCGTTGTATTACTTTTTCAAGATTAGTTAAATGCCTATTACAGACATTAATATTATTATTCATATCTGTTTTAATTGTAGTAACTTCTTTCTTCATAAGAAAGATTAAATCGTCTTGTTCTGGATTAAAACTCGGAACAATTCTAAATAACATTTGGGCAATGTGATCTAATGCTTCATTTCGAACATCAATTTTAGCATTAACATTACCTGTTCGATCAAAGTCCTTTCTTCGTAAAGGATCACTTAGTATTTCATATGCTAGTTTTATTTGTTTAAATAGTTCTTCATCGCCACCTTTATCAGGATGGTGAAGTTGTGCAAGAGTTCGATATCGTTGTCGAATTTCTTCTGTGCTTGCATCTATTGGAACATCTAATACTTCATATGGATTCATGTTAATTGCCGGTAGTTCTTTTATTTATCTCCTTAGTGTAATGGCAGCATACCGGTCTCCAAAACCGTTGGTCAAGGTTCGAATCCTTGAGGGGGTGCCAGATTTGACATTTAAGTAAAAAGATGTTATAATATATAAACAATGCGGGTATGATGTAATGGTAACCTGCAACCTTGCCAAGGTTGACATGCGAGTTCGATTCTCGCTACCCGCTCCATTAAGGTGTATTATGAAAAAGATAGATATTGCAGAAGTAAAAGCGTTTATTGAAGCACAAGGACCTGATACTAAAATTTATATTGGTGCAGATTCTGAACGCTATAGACGTAATGAAAAATGGTATGCTGATTATACTCTTGCTATTGTAGTACACATCAATGGAAGACATGGTTGTAAGATTTTTGGCGAAGTTCAAACCGAAGTTGATTATGATGCTAAGAACAGTAAACCTTCTATGCGTCTAATGACTGAGGTATATAAGGTTGCGGAATTGTATCATAAGATTGTGGATGTAGTCGAGGATAAAGAAGTTCAAATACATCTTGACATTAATCCTAAAGAATGTTATAATAGTTCTGTAGTGATTCAACAAGCAGTTGGATATATAAAAGGTACTTGTAATGTTGTGCCAATGGTTAAGCCTAATGCGTTTGCTGCAAGTTATGCAGCAGACAGATTGAAAGAAGTTTTAGCTATGGCCGCATAAGATATTGCCGACTTAGCACAGTGGTAGTGCAATCGCCTTGTAAGCGATAGGTCATCAGTTCGAATCCGATAGTCGGCACCAAACCTCGGGATCCCATACCCGTTAGTAAATGGGGGTTATTAGCAAACCATAGATGCTACGGTGCATTGGATCAACCGCAAGGCTCGGTTTAGAGCGACTTGAGAAATCACAAAGGCGGACTTCTACCGTCTAAATGGAAATAGAATGGACAGAGTAACTGCTCAGTTTAGGGCTTGCGAGGGCAAGTGGCTAGACACTATGCGGGGTTCGTAAAATGGTATTACCTTAGCCTTCCAAGCTAAAGTCGAGGGTTCGATTCCCTTACCCCGCTCCATTAATTTTTAAAATCATGCCAGCAGTATTTTTAACAAGCGATACACATTTCGGACACTTAGGTGTTTGCGTATTTACCGGAGACGACGGTGAAAAGATTCGCCCATGGACTAGTCCAGAGGAGATGGATGAAGAAATGGTACGGCGCTGGAATGAAACAGTAAGACCCAACGATAAAGTATATCACTTGGGCGATGTTGTCATTAACCGCAAAGCACTAAGCATAATGCACAGGCTAAACGGCGACAAAGTCTTGATTCGTGGCAATCACGATATTTTCAAAGACGAAGACTACCGAGAACATTTTAGAGAATTGCGAGCATATCATGTGATGAATGGTATGATTCTAAGTCACATACCTTTGCATCCAGATTCGTTGAGTAGGTTTGGTACTAACATTCACGGGCATACTCATCAAAGACGAGTATTGTATAACGGAAATATTGATACTAGATATCATTGTGTTTGCGTAGAACAAACAGACTTTAGGCCTATTCTATTTGAAGATGTTATTAAACGAATAGAAAAAGAAGGTGGATCTGTGGGATTCAAAAATGCGAAAGCTTGAAACTGAATCTTATGAGAATTGGTTAGAACGTATTGACCAATTTGAACGAGGTGTCGCATTACAGCGTTTGGCCAAAGGTGAGGATAGAGATATTGTATTAGAAGATTTTAGTAAACGTATTACCAATAAAATTAAACATGCTTTATTTGATGTTATCAAAACTAATATGGTTAGTAATTTTGATGTTGAAAAGAGTAGAAAAGATTATGAAAATCGTTTTTTGAAGAATCGAGAATTTATCGCAGATCACGTTTCGGATGAATAGCATTTGACAAGAACGCTATATTATATTATAATGAGACTAAGTAAACACAAAGACACGCCTTAACTTTCCGTTTATTATAAATAAAATAAAGGAGAGTATATGATAAATGTACAAGAGTTTATAAAAGAAGCACGAGAAGTTCGCAGATCGCATTTAGATTTAACTGTAGAATGTTGCGAACGAGGTGGAAATTCTACAAATCATAAAGGTGTTCTTGCAGAATATTTGAATACAACTATACCATCAGGAAGAATTCTTTTATGTCATGCGTGTAACAATTCTAAATGTTCAAATCCAAAACATTTATATTGGGGTACAGATCATGATAACATTATTATTGATGGTAAAGAATTTGGGACTCATAAATCTCCGTGGGATAGACGAGTTGAAAAATATGGTTATGAAAAAGCATCTGCAATGAATAGTAGAGTAGGTAATACATATGGATCTGGTAACAAAGGTAAACCGAAGTCAGAAGAACATAAACGAAAAATTGCAGAGTCGTTAAAAAAGAAATAACATTATAATGCGAGTGTGGTGGAATCGGGATACACACAAGACTTAAAATCTTGCGCCGCAAGGATTGAGGGTTCAAGTCCCTTCACTCGTACCATTTTTATATCAAGGAGAAAAAATGTCAGTTACTATTAAAAATTTAGAAAGTGCATTCGCAGGAGAAAGCATGGCGCATATCAAGTATCGCTATTTTGCGAAGATTGCCCGTGAAGAAGGTTATGAAGATATCGCCAAACATTTTTGGCATACTGCTGACCAAGAATTGCTGCATGCTTGGGGTCATTTAGAATTGTTGATTGGTAAACCCTCTACCAAAGAATGTCTTGAGAAAGCAATTGAAGGTGAAACATATGAGTTTACTACAATGTATCCTGAATTTAAAAATCAAGCATACGGCGAAGGGTTGTCATATGCAAGTAAAGAATTTCAAGATCAGATTGATGAATCTAAAGAACACGCAGAACAATTTAAAGCAGTATTGATTAAAGCAGAGAAACGATTTGCTGCTCTGCAAAAAGTTGAGCAACGTCATGCTGCAGCATACCAACAAGTATTGGAGAGTCTATAATGGAACACGTTTGTATTGTATGCGGTCATGTCCATGATGAAGAACTTGAAGGTAATTGGGATCAGTTACCAGAAGATTTCCTGTGCCCCGAATGTGGTGTAGGCAAAGAAGATTACGAAACAATTTAAGAATACGCGCTTGTAGCTCAGTTGGTTAGAGCAGGGGACTCATAATCCCTTGGTCGCGGGTTCAAGTCCCTCCGAGCGCACCATTTAAAGAAAACTATGACTATATTTAATCCAATAGACGATTCAGATCGTACACGTCTCAGTTCAGAAGCAGCTGTACTTAAACTAGGTAATCGGTACGATTTAGTTCTTGTGGCATCAGCAAGAGCTCGAGAACTAAAGAAAGAAGGATCTGGAGACGCAAAGAAAAATATTTCAACTGCTCTTACCGAAATTGAATCAGGTAAAATTGGAAATGAATATTTGTATAAGTTTGCTAAAGGTAACCATGTGAGTAGACATCACAGAAAAGGTTAACTTGATGCTTGATTATAATGTAGAAATATATTATAATATGTTTATAGCAGTGAAAGATCGCCGTTGCTATAAAATTTTTGATGCGATTATATTTTAATGGAAATAACATATGTTGAAAAACCGTGTTTTGAAAGTTCTTGAGTCCGGTCGTCAATTTACGCCTGCTCAACTCGCTGGTTTAACTGGCACCTCTGAGGACAGCATTCGTCCTCGTATCAGCGAACTTCGTTCAGAAGGTTACGCTGTTTACACTAACGTTACTAAGAACGGCAAGTCTGCTTACCGTCTTGGAACACCAAGCCGTAAAATGGTAGCTGCCGCCTACGCCATGATGGGCAAAGAAGCATTTAGCCGAGCCTAAAATTCTTCTCGAGCACTCCCCCTACCTTTTGGCGCAATGCTAAAGAAGTGCTTCCGTAAGGCGTAAGCGGAATTAATTTTATTATTTGATATGACATACAATTTTGAAGACCCAGTAGTTCGTAAAGAGGCAAAGCGTTTGCATCAGATACGTCGTTTAGATGCTCGCCCTTTAACTGCAGAAGAAGACGATCTTGCCACATCATTTGGCAAATGGGATTATCAAAAGAAAAAAGATCAATTAACACCCGCTCAAAAAGCCGCTATTCGAGTTAAAACACGAGCCGCTAATAGAGCAAAGAAAGCATCGCCAGAAAAGTTTGGCGTTACTGAATACGTAGCATTAAAGAATCGTGTTGCGGCCCATGCCAAGAAGGGTCGTAAGATGACCTTCAATCTTACCGCAGAATATATTCAGACGAAGTTTAATTCATGCGAAGGTAAATGTGCTATTACCGGGATTCCTTTTAGTATGGAACTAGGTACAAAAGGTAATCGTAATCCATTCCGCCCTAGCGTAGATCGTATCAATTCGAAAAAGGGTTATGTAAAAGGCAACATTCAGATTATCCTAGCTATTGTAAATACAATGAAAATGGATTATACTGATGACATTTTACATCCTGTGATTGCAGCATGGTATAAGAATATCAGTTAATTCTTATATTTTTCCTTTTAGGGCGCTTCGGCGCCCTTTTTTTGTCTAAGTTTTACCTAATATACTTAGGTATAAATATTATATAATTTAATATTCGAGACGCAGAATGACGATAAATCCTTTTAAAATATTTCTTGTAGAACAGGATCTCTACGAAGAATATCTGCTAGAAGCAGAAGCCAAATCAGCATCTATAAATGACGATAAAGGTAAATTGCATGAACTTTTGCTTTCGAGATATCTACATCCAGACGGACAATTACCTTCGCATTTTAGAGCAGAGTCAGAACAAGCCAAAGAAAAAGGACATGCTGGAACTCCTTACGCAGTACATGATAGGTTACAAAGTAAAGTGGGGGAAGAAGTTTATAATCAAATTGATTCTCATGCTAAAGAAACTGCAAAGAATTTGATTGCCAATTTAAAAGATGAAAATGTATTACATAAAAATTCTGTAATTGGTGATGTGCATTGGACGTCAAATCGTGATAGAGATAATGCTAAAGGAGATCACGAAAAATTAACAGGTCAAAAAGATTTAAATTCAAATGCAGATTTAATTTTAACTACTAAAGATAAAGAAGGTAAAATTTTAAATTATCTAGGCGTATCTGCAAAATATGGGACAAACAAACAACCAAATTATAAAAATCCAGGTACAGAATCTCTTGAAAAAATGGCAGGGTTAAGGCCAGGTCGTATTGCTGAAATGATGAAACCTCACCATCATTATATGGAAAAGCTAGGTTACAATGGCACAATAGATCAACGGCACGCTCAATATAAAGTTGATAATATGTCGTTGGAAGAAATGCAAAAATCTCACAAAGAAGGACAAGCCAAGATTCGCAAAGGTGAGAAAATGAAACCGGATGAATCTGTACTACATGAACACGTTGGCAAATTCTTAAACGCATATCAAGCATCTGAAGATAAACCTACATTTCTTGCTGCTGCCAAAGAAAGATCAAAAGAAGCAGATAGATCTAAACGAGAACACCTCGGAATGATTGCAAAAGAATTAACAAGGGGGTTAATTGAAAAAACTGGAGATGATGGTAAAGGTAGCGGAGATAAAGCATTGAGAGAATTAATAAAGAATGATGTTTCTCCAAAAACACTTATACCACATTATGTTGCACATAGCTGGGTACAAGAAGATGGTTCTTCTACCCCAGTAATTCATCATATGTCAGATATTGCAGATGAACATTTAGATAACTTTAAAGATTTGCATATTGCAACAGATAAGGCAGGCGGGTCTGTTACAATAAGAGGATATCATAAAGATACAGGCAAATTGACTAATGTTGCGACGTACGGATTAAAAACACAATCTGGTCCGCATAAAAATATTAATGGCACACTAACACTAAAATAATATGATAAAGTTCGAATCATTTTTACTAGAAGCAGCTGAAAAAAGTAAGGCAATTAAACACCTTACTCATCTAGGCGGTGAAGCGCAATTTGTTAGTTCAAAAGAAACAAAGGCTGATCTAAAAAGATTAGAAGATCTGCACCATCATTTAAGCGGTAACACGTCTACAGTACAAAGTATCGGTGTCAAGGCTGATGGATCACCTTCATTCGAGATGGGGCACACTCTCAACCCTGCAACAGGAAACAAAGAATTTGGCGTAGCGTACAAAGGCGCAGCTAAGGGATATGCTTTTACTCAACAAGACGTAAAAGACAAATTTGGACACTCACCTGGGCTAGCATCTAAAATGAGTCAGCTATTGGAACATGGTGGCAAGGTAATGTCACCTATTCATGGTATTGTGCAAGGCGATTTTATGGGCAGTAAAAAAGACGGCACTATAAAAGAAGAAGGCGACAAAATTACCCACAAAGAAAATTTAATTAAATATGGATATGATAAAAATTCAGATGAAGGCAAAGCTTTAAAGAGAGCAAAGATAAGCGTATCGTTACATACTAGACTCAACGGTGACACACCTGAATATAATATTGACACAGACAAATTTTATCAACACAATGACGTTTATATCTTTAATAATAAATTGGGCAGAAAAGGTATTAATTATTCTGCAGAAGATAAAAATGAATTTCAGAAAAATTTTAACAAAGCAAATGAACATTTAGCTGCAATACCCAACCATGATGAAATGATTGCAGGACAAACCGAACATTTGCAAACATATATAAACAAGACAGTTAGAGAAGGCAGAGGCCCTACATTCGCTGGTTACAGAACACATCTTAAAGCAAGATTGCAAAAAGATGTTGACTCAGTAAAAAGACCTGAGAATAAATTGAAGAAACATATTGCTATGCAAAACACACTTAACGGTGTAGATGCCAACAAAAGAGGATTTGATCATTTATTTGCAGCACATAAGCATTTAGATAAAGCTAAAAATGTTTTACTAAGATCGCTAGAGAATAGCGGTCAGAATCAAGAACACACTATCAACGGCAAGCCAACTAACCCAGAAGGATTTGTTGTTGGATATAGAGATGGTTCAGTATCAAAAGTTGTTAATAGAAGTAAAGAAGGATTTTCAGGTCAAAACTTGAATAAGTAAATATGAAAACATTTAAAAATTTAAGAGAACAAATCGATTCTGTTGCAGAAGGCAAGCGTGGGCTATGGGATAATATTCATGCCAAACGCAAACGAATCAAAGCTGGATCCGGTGAACGTATGCGTAAACCTGGAAGCAAAGGTGCACCAACTGCAGCAGCATTAAAGGCATCTCAAACAGAAGAAGTCGAAGAAATATTTGACCTTATCGAAGATGTAATTGAAGACATTGCAAAAGAAAACAATGTTGATTCTGAATTAATTTGGGAAGATCTTGAATCTATTTCAGATGAAGAGCTATTAGAAGTCGCGGCATGGCAACGTAAAGAGGGAAAGAATCCTTCTGGTGGATTAAATGCTAAAGGTGTTGCTTCTTATCGTAGAGAAAATCCTGGTTCTAAATTACAGACTGCTGTAACAACTAAACCATCTAAATTAAAAGCCGGAAGCAAAGCAGCTAACAGAAGAAAATCGTTTTGTGCTCGAATGGGTGGAATGAAGAAACGTCTAACATCTGCAAAGACTGCTAGAGATCCAGATTCACGGATTAACAAAGCTCTACGTAAGTGGAATTGTTAAGACTTTATTAAACCGGTACATAGATGATGATAACATCATGTCAATAGCCTGTCAATAAAAAGTATTAAATAACAAGAGCTTTTGGTAAACTTTGCACAATCTTTTGAATAGGGAGAAACAATGAGTTGGTTTAGACATAATCCAAGGAAAAAAAATCCCAAACCAAGACAACCGTATCCTGTGCCACCGCCTCCTTTACCAAACAATCAAACTGTATAAATAATAGGTTGCACAACAAATATATTCAAATGGACTTTAAACAATACTTAGAAGAAGCTAAAGAAAAAACAGCCGTGATGGCGTTTGGTCGTTTCAACCCACCTACGGTTGGGCACGAAAAGCTTATACAAAAAGTTAAAGAAGTATCCGATGAACACGGCGCATCTGGTCATGTTTTTGCATCGCACACAGAACTAAAGTCTAAAGATCCTTTGCCACAAGCTGCAAAGATTGGTTATTTGAATCAAATCTCACACGGCACACAAATTCACGGTTCCTCTAAAGCTGAACCCACGTTCTTACACGCTGCTGCCAAATTATATAAACAAGGTCACAAACACCTTGTTATGATTGCTGGTTCTGATAGAGTCAACGAATATAAAGACAAATTAGAAAAATACAATGATGGTCAAGATTACCCTCATGGTAAATATAAATTCAAATCTATACGAGTAGTATCATCAGGTGAAAGAGACCCAGATGCAGAAGGTGTAGAGGGTATGTCCGGTACTAAGATGCGAGCACTTGCCAGAACAAACAAACTAAAGCAATTCGAAAAAGGTTTGCCTGTGGCATTACAGGATAAATCAAAAGAAATAGCAAACCACGTTAAAGCTATAAAAGAAGATTATGAAAACCCGAATCGTTTCGATGACGGTACCCCTGAAGGAACAGCTTATATGTTAAAGATGACACCAAACAAACCCACTGAATGTGTTACTGGAGTTTGGAGTGAAAAATTAGGTATGTGTGTCTCAGTAAGAGAAGCATATATCAATAACGAAATATTTAAAATTAATGATATTGTAGAAGCAACTAACGGCGACAGAGGTCCTGTTGTTTATAGAGGTTCTAGCTATGTGACTATTAAATTAAGTGAAGATAAGACTGTTAAACATTGGCTCAAAGACATTCAAGAAGCAGGTAAAGTGTGGCCTGAAATTACAATTAAGCCTGCTAGAAAAGTATTAGAGCATAGACTCCCTGCATTGTTAATGTCAAAAGAAAAATTAGTAGAGATGAACAATAGCAGTATGGAATTGGAA